TGGTGATAGTATATTAGGTAAAGATATAGATCATAAAGATAGAAACCCAAGAAATAACAATACTAGCAATTTAAGAGTACAATCTAAATCATCTAACAGATCAAGGAACGGATAATATGTGGTTAAATTTATTAGGCATGGGAGTTAAGACAGCTGCTAAATTATATCAAGATAAACAACGTACAAAAGAAGCTCTGTCAGGAGCAAAACTTCTTCACGCAGAGAAGATGAGGAGGGGGGAGATAGAATTTTCGGGTAAAGTATTCGAGCATCAGAAGGGAGACTGGAAAGATGAATTCGTGCTGATTGTTTTATCAACCCCCATCTTCATGTTAGCTTACTCTGTATTTACAGATGATCCAGAGATTGAAAGAAAGATGGATTTATTTTTTGAGAAACTACAATCAATGCCTTGGTGGTTGGTTGGATTATGGGTATCAGTCGTTGCTGCTATCTATGGTATTAAAGCAAGTGAAATAAAAAACTTTAGCAAATGACAACCAACGATTATGATCCTAGGTTAATTGACAAATATCAAGAGCCAAGACACTTAGTTCATTTTCAATGGGATAAATCTGATGATGTTTATCGTTATGCTTTAGTTGAAATTATACATCCAAAAGATATAGACTCTAGGAACAAAGAAAAAAAAGATGAGAAAGGTTTAACACAAAAGGAAATATGGGAAAAAAAATATCAACAGCTTACACCAACCAATATAAATCTAAAGTAAGTTTATTATCACAACAAACAGGGAAGTATGGCAAGAGTAAAGTTCGATCTACAAAAACCAAAACACGAAAGAATCGCAAAAAATACTAGCCTAGGTAGACGACCTAAGATGTCATCTATGAACAAGCACAAAAAACGTAGCTGGAAAAAATATGTAGGTCAAGGTAGATGAAACCCACAATAATAACATTACTATACCTAACCTTTGGTGGCGATATTAAACAAGATAGCTTTGAGATATTTACAAGTTGTGGTACTTGGTTTAATAATAATATTATAACTGTGGAAAAGAAGAAAAAGACATTTATGTCTAATCATTATTACCACACTTACAAAGGTAAAAAAGTTATAGGATATGTTTGCGGAGGAGATGAACCACAATGAAAATTAATGACAGCTCAGTTATCAGTTTGCCTATTCGTAATCTTTTAGCATTATGTGCTGCTGTAGCTATGGGTATCTTTGCGTACACAGAGATCACAAGTAGACTCACGAGCTTAGAGACTAGCAGAGAATTACACGAAGCAGATTTATTAAAAGCGTCAGATCAAAAACCTACTGACCAAGAACAGTTTATGTTATTAGAACACATAGCAGGACAAGTAGAAAATATACAAAAGGAAATGGAAACAATGAGAAATAATAACGTGAACATAACTTATGCTATGAAAGATATAGAAAAAATTAAACTAAGTTTAGAAGCTATTAAAGATAAAGTTAGAAAAAATGGTAGCCACTAATGATACCTAATCATCCTTTTTCTATTCAAATTGTAGCTATGTATATGTTTATTATGTTATACTTGGTAATGGAGATTATATTTTAATGGAATTAGTTGTAGCACTTCTCATGTATCTTGGTGATCCGCCTGTTCTAAAGGAACACTTGTTGATGCCTAGCCTTTCCGAATGTTTAAAAAGAAAACGTATTTCTATGAGGTCTACAAACAACGCACAATTTCAATGTATGAAAGTTAATGCGGTTATTAAAGAAGGTAAGATCATAAGCATATCAAAAGCAGATTAATGTATTCCATCATTTGGTTTCAAAATGATCGTTGGCAGATATTCACAAACGAGGTATGGGAGACAGAGAAAGAAGCATTAGATTACGCTAAAAGAAATAAGTTTAAAAAAAAGATTAAATGGAAAGTTGTATTATATGACAGAAAATATAATATATAATTAAAATGCCTAAGAAAAAAACTTGGTCTAAAAGAAGTCTTACTTTAGTGTGCGGATATTGTATTATGTGTAAAAGACAATTATTAAGTAATGAAGGTGGGTGGATAATAAACGCAGAGAAGAAACGATTTTGCCATTCTTATCATGGTAAACCTAGTTGCTTTGATAAATACTTAAACCTCTAGCTCTTGTTTTAATTCCTTAAACTCTTCGTGAATTGTTTTCTCAGGTTTCCAAAACCTTTGACCTAATGCTTTTAATCTACGATGATGAATTACAGTTGAGTGATCTATCTTTAACATTCTACCTAAATGAGATGATGAAGCACCATACACTTCAATCATAAGATTAATAATAATACTTCTTGCTCTTACTAAAGATTCAAATCGTCTTTCACCTAACACTTCTTGTTTATTAATTTCATACTTAATACAAACTTTATTAACAACAGAATCTAAGGTTTGAGGATAGACTTTTTTTCTTTCTGTTGCCAAACCATTTCTTTTCTCTTCAAATCTTTCTTGTCTTAACTTTAATCTTAAAAACTGACCTTCTATCTTTGCTTTACTCTGTTGCAACGACATACGATAGCCATTTTTAAATCCTGTTTTATAAATTAAAAGTTCTCTCCCTGTTAGTTCTTGATACATAGGAGCTTTCATTGCTTGTTTTAATTGTGAAAGTGTTTTCATTTGCGTAGCATCCCCTCTGTTGTTTGCACAACCTTTTGTTGTTTTTATAATTATGTAATTAATAAGACTATTAAGCTCTCATTAATTGCTCTTGTGTGTCTACTACTTTTCTACCAAGCCTAATACTATCTCTATGATATTTTTCGGCTTTCATTTGAGCTTCAAGATATTTCTTATGCTTTTTCTCTTGAAGGTCTCTCAGCTTTTGTAGACGCATCCTGATTTCCATCAGCATCCTCCTTCACTTTTGTAAAGTCCCATTTTATATCTGTTACCTTTACTTCTACTAACTCTCCCTCATTTGAGGGGTTGGCAGCTTTCTCAACGGAATCAAATTTTTCTATATGTTTGAAACTTGCATTTCCGTGTCTTGTTCTTATAACCTTTTTGGCAGATTTGTCAATCATAGTCCCTTTCAATAGCCATTTCTATATAATGAATAGCCTTTTCTAAATCTTGTTTTTGACCTCGTTTCTTGTGCCTACACAAATACTTAATAGCATTACCTTCGGCAAATGGGATGTTGTTTTTATTTATAAATTCTGCTGGTTGAATAGGCATGGAGTAGTGATCTCCACCTACCTGCTTTTTATATACATTATCAGTCATAATTAAGGTGTTCGTGGCGGGAAAACAACTAATAGAAAGTCAAGGGTGATGACTAAAACCGCCACGAACTTTTAGAGCCTAAGCTCTATCTTCTGTAATTACCATAAGTTCCAGTTTTTTGGTAGGGTTTTTTATACCCACCCATTGCTGGTTGCTGTCCACCACTTCCAGATTGAGGTGCTTTACTATCGCTTGGTGTAAGCACTACATTCAATCCTCCTGTTGGTGTACCATCTTCTTCGGTAGCATCAAAAGCAGCTTGGTTATACCAAGTGTCGCCTACTTTAGCTCCAATCCTCCACGTTTTTCCTTGTGGTGATTTTGGATTAATAGGCGCAACCCAACTAGGTCTGTTATCTCCTGGTTGTTTGTCTGCATTTGGTATAAGTTTTATATATATCTTATCCATTTATATTTTCTCCTGTTTGTTTAGTTTATCCTCTACATTTTCGACAACATTCATTATCGCTTTGTAAGTAGAGGGATGTTTAGTTAAGGCTTGTTCAATGTATGGGTCGTTATATTTTCTAACTTGCCTATACTCATAAATGTTTCTACATTTTTTAAAATCACTTATGATCTGATCTACACCTTTATTTGTACTGCCATTAGCAGCACCTTTAACTTCTTTAGTACATGGAATGTTTAATGATCTATACTCTTCGAGGGAGGTTATATCACTATCCAATATACCAAAGAAACTTAAAGCTCTTGATATTGCAAACGATTCAGACATAGGTAAAGCACCTTGTATGTACGTTGCATTTCTTTTTTTAAATTGCTTATGATGACCTGTGGCTAATACTCGTTCAGGATCGTAAGCTAAAATCTTACACTTACAGATATAATAATCTTCGTATTCCATAACACTTGTATCTATACCAAGCTCATCGCCAAACACCTGTCTAAAGTATTTAATCTTACTCCATAATGAAATAGTTGATTGACCTTTATCATTTTTATATGTGCCATCTTTACGACACAATTCATTTATCTTTTTTATTTTATCACGCATCTAACCCCCATTGTTTTTTAATAATATTTCTCTGTTTAGTTGTTAAGTATTTATAATGGTAGAAGTGATTAAGATCAGGTGGCTCTGAAATATCTGCTAACTTTTGCAGATCACCTTTACAATAGATAATCATTTGTTCCCAGTTATAAATTCTTCTTACCATCATGTTGTATTGGTATTCTAAATGATCGTCATACAAAGCTGCATGAGTGTCATCATAAATTAAATATTCTTTATCATTAACTAAAACTAAAAAAGGTTTCTTGCCTGTGCATTTCCAATAGAAAGCTACTTGTCCCCAATACGCATCAAATATACTATCATCACTTAATGGTTGTGTTTTAAAATAGTATTCATCTCTACCTTTTTTCTTTATAATGCTTGGCGGTTTTGTTTTTAATTCTATAAATAAACCATTCTTACCATTCTTACCTTCTGTCTCATAATCTATCCTTCCTATGATGTCGTGTAATAATTGTTTAGGTTTATTCATCACATATCGTTCAGAGGTAATCTTATTTTTGCCACAAAGTTCCTTGACCACCTTTCTTGTTTGCTCAATGGTCTTATGTGCATACTCAATCATGTGTTCTCTTGCGTAAGCATCTTTCTCATCAACAGGATCATACTTATTAATATCATCTAACTCCTTGCCGAACACCTCGTCATAGTTTCTATTTTTTAGTTGGATTGTTTTGTCTTTCCAATACAAAGTTTCACATTCCATTCTTTGAGCTGTGTTGTTTACGAGGTTTCCAAATCTCGGTTTGTATTGCATAGGAAACATACTTCTTTCCACACCATCATGATGACCATAGTTTATATTAAATTTAGCTAATGGCATACTAGAGCTAGAAGGCGACCAATGATCTAAACCTTTGCCGTTGTTTAAGCTATCAAAAAACTTTTTAAGTTTATATTGTTCTTTTGTTTGCATTGTTTTCAATGCCTTTATTTCATAGTTTTTCCACATTGTCTATACTTATTTTAGGGTTGATTTGTGGATAAATATACCTTATTGGTAATGGCGAAAGGAAAACAATGAAATTAAAAGAATGGATAAAAGAAGAAGGCTTAAGCTGTAGCGAGGCTGCGAGAAAAATTGGTATTCAGAACATAAATCCCGCCACTAATGTTTGGAGGTACTGCAATGGTCAGAGAATACCTAGACCTAAAGAGATGATTAAGATTTATAAAGCAACAAACAAAAAGGTACAACCTAATGACTTCTACGATCTCAAAATTTAAGCAAGTTAAAATTACTTGGGTTGATATATGCCAATGTGATGAGGCATGGATTCACGAAGATGAAATACTTGACCATGATGTAGCTGTTTGTACGGATGTTGGTTATATTTATAAAAAGACAAGAGATAAACTTTGGCTTTTTACTTCTTACTCTGAAGATGAGTATGGTTTCTCTGTTGGTGGTTTAACTTGTATACCCACAGGAGTTATAAAGAAGATAAAGGTAATTAAATGAGGTTTATATATATATTACTGACAGCAATTATACTTACTCATTGCAGTAAAATAGAAATAGGTGATTGGAGCTATGATCCTAAAGCTGCCATGATTAGACTAACCTTTGGAGTATCAAAGTAATGACTTATGTTGGTTTGTTTGAAGAAGTGGATTTGCAAGATAAGGTTAAACAATTAAAAAAAGAATTAAGAAAAATAAAAGCTGATAAGACTAGAGGTCAGAATGATCTTGAAAGAATTATTGAAGAACAACTTAAAGAAATAGATACATTAAAAACAGAGATTGACATTAGAGAATTAGAGATTGAGATATTAAAAAAAAAGAATGAAAATATTAATAGCTTGTGAGTATTCAGGAATTGTAAGAAATGCTTTTGCTGCCAAAGGTCATGATGCTTGGAGTTGTGATATACTACCCTCTGAAAGTTCAGGTAATCATATTCAAGATGATGTATTAAAACATTTAAATAAAGGTTGGGATTTAATGATTGCTCATCCACCTTGTACTTATTTATCTAATGCTGGTGCTAGATTTTTATATCCAAAAGGTAAGCTAAATAAAGATAGGTATAAGCTAGGATTAAAAGCTAAAAAATTTTTTATGGCTTTGTACAATGCGCCAATAGACAAGATATGTGTAGAAAATCCTATATCAAGTAAGATATTTGAATTACCAAAACACACACAAACTATACAACCTTATGAGTATGGTCATCCTGTTCAAAAAAAAACTTGTCTTTGGATTAAAAATCTCAAAACTTTAACACCAACAAAAGTTATACAGAAACCACAATCAACAAAGATAGCAGGTAATTGGTTTAATAAAGGTGGTAAAGATAGACAAAAGAATAGGTCTAAATTTTTTATAGGTATTGCTAATGCTATGGCAGATCAATGGGTTAGTGATAAATAAATGAGATTTGCTAAATATTTTGACAAAGATTTATACTCTCGTTGGCATCGTCTTTGGGATGGAATTGCCATGTGTGATGTGGATAGTGTTGAAATATGTAGAAATAAAGGTTGTTGGAAACCCCTTGCTATAATTGAGCATTTATATGATGTTGGCTCTGACCAAAAGAAATACACCAACATAGTAGAACAAATAGGTAAAGGTTTAAATATCCCTGTTTATCTCGTATATTACAAAGAGGTAGGGGAAGATACCCTTTCATTCCGAGTTGCTCAAAAATACCCTATCTCTGCTCCATTAAAGGCTATGTCTGAACAGGAATGGGTCGGCACATTGTTTCATCTCCAAGCTGAACACCAAAAGGTATGCAAATTTAAGAAATGAAAAAATACCTACCTCATATTAGAATACCTTTTAAATTATTTGATGATGAGAGGATCAGGAAGATACCGGAAGAACACCGATCATCTTCTTTGCTCATCCTCATTGCTTTATTAAAGTTTGTTAATTCCCAAAATGGTCAATGTTATCCTCGCCAAGCCACAATATCTAGTATGGTCAGCCTATCTCGCAGTACCATATATAGATGTACTGATTTATTAGTAGAGGTGGGGATTATTAAAAAGAAACGACTTAAATCTACTTTGTTATATGTAATTAACCCTGATTACATTGTGAATAAAAAGATAGATGTGTCATCACGAGACTATGATGTGTCAAGAAAACACATACCACGTTTCATGATGACTGATATTAGTAAATCTAACTTTAAAGAACTAACTTATATTTCTAACATTGTAAAAGAAGTTATAGATAAAGGAGGTGATCGTTCTAAAATAATTAGTACACTAGCTACTCTCCCTGCCGATACTTTAAATAAAGCCATTAAAGAGAAAGACAATCCTTATTTCTGTTCTTTAGCCATTCAGGAACAATCTAATAAAAGGGGTAAGCTGGTGGATATTCCTAATGTTATTAATAATATAAGAAAGAAAACCCATTTTGGATATCAGAGTAAGGTAAGCAAGACTAAACGAGATTATGACAGGAAGATTAAGTCAAAAGATTTATTGCGAGGCGATAGCAAAGACAAGTGGTAAGAGGTGTAGATGTAAAGGCTACTACACACCCACCAATAATCGTTTCCTTTGCCGTTTCCACAGAGGAGCTAAATCTTGGGATAGCAAGACAAGAAAATACAAAGGACTTTTTAAAAATAATAATGTAGAAATACAGAAGAAGATTAACATATTAAAAAATCTAGTTAATTTTAGAAACAAAACTGATGAGCAAATCAAAGAGTATATCCAAAGCGAACAGCAAAGAGCTAAATCTTACAGATACAGAACAAAATACTTTTCTCGCCACTATTTACGATGGAGGCGTTCCATCAAGGGTAATAAAAGACACCTTAAAGACCAACTCGATGACTTTCTACAAATACTTAGAAAAAAATCCAAAGTTTAAAGAGGAGTTTAACAAAGCTCAGGAGATAGGTATTAAAACTTTAGTTGAAAAGATGTTAGAGATTTTTAATACAGAGCATATGGATTTAGCTCCGAATGAGCTTATGTTTTTAAGAGAGAAACAGGCTTATTTGAAATGGATAGCTCCAAGAATATCCTCGTTGTTCCAAGAGAAACAGAAGATAGATGTTAAGAGTGATTCTTCAATCCGAATAAGTTGGGAAGAACCTTCATCTGATTTGATTGATGTTTCCGATGCTCAAGATATTTCTGAAAGTAATACCCACCTCCAAGATAAAGGTTCTTAAGAGTTTCTATTTGTAGCTCTTTAATATTATTCCCAACCTTGCGATCTTCTATATTTTTTCCAATAGTCATTTTTCTTTTTATCCTTCCATAGCTGCCAACCCAACACAACAACAGCTACCAATATAATTAATATTAATTGTTTCTCGCTACTCATTTGATTAGCTCCTTTATTTGTTTATTATTATATCCATAAGTTTTTAAATATTCATAAAGTTGTTTTTTATTTATAACCTTGTCCCAATAATCATAAAGTATTTCTTTAACTTGATATTCCATTTTTATTTTTTGATAATCGTTGCTCATATTATTTTTCCCCCTTGTTTATTGTGTTTAGTTGCTTTTGTTCCTTCATACTATCATCATCTAATTTATCCATAGAAGATTTGATGCCAGATGAGTTCTTCTCATTAATAAACTTAATCACATCATCAGATAGAATTGTGCTATCTCTGAATGGATTAAGTTCAGTCCATGATTTGTCGCTTGGTACGTTGGTTAAATCAACTCCATTCTTTTTCTTAACGTAGTCAATCAACCATTGAGATACTTTATTTGTCATTTACACCCCCTCGTTGTTTGGTAGTTGTAGCATAAACTTTATGCCAAATAAGATCATAATACTTAAACCTATCCATGTATGAATATGTAAAGCTATGATCAGTCCTAAGAACATTATTGCAAAGCATAATGCGATGTATATTGCTTGTATCATTTTATTTACCCCTTGTTTGTTTTTATATTTATCTTAACCATTTTGGTTTATTATGCAACCTTTTGTTTTGCAATTAAATCATAAACTATGGTCTTAAAACCTCTTAAAGTTTTAAAAATAGTCGTTCCACCTTTGCCATATTTATGATTTTGATCGATGATTATATTTTTTAATTTAACTCTGTTATAATGCTCACCATGTTCATAAGCATCATCAAAGTTAAAAATATAACAATATTCTAAATCACCATGAAGTTGAGTTGTTATTCTGTAAGTATCATCATCAATTAATAATTTACTTACAAATTTAGCGATATTAAAATATTTACGATCATGATCAAAATAACAGCCATTTAATTTGGTTTCTAAATCCTTTCCTGTTTCTTCAATATAACCATCCCAATGCCTGTAAATGATTAATTGAGTTTGACCATAATTTATTATTACACTTGATCTTGTACTCATTTTTTCCCCTTTGTTTGTTGTTTGTTTGCTTTAGCTAATTCTACTAAATTAAGTATTTCATTTATTGTTTTATCAGTAAATAATTTAGGGTCAGAATTAACTAAATGTTTTTTAGTTATTTCTCTAGCTTTACTTATCGTTTCTTTATCCCACTTTTTTGTCATTGTTTTATCCTTTGTTGTTTTTTTGTTCATAACCAAATTGGTACAATATTAAAAGTTATAGTCAAGCAAATAATAAGTTCAAAATGGGTCAAAGATATTAGTTTAATATAAGTGCAATTGTGGTATTTATGCAACACTATGAGATATACTTATTTAATAAAGGATCAGTCAGGCAAAGAAGAAGAATACAAGGCTATGAGTTATCGTAAACTATTAAAGAAGTTATCAAGCAAGTATTCAAATCAATTAGTTAAGATTAAATATATTAATAAACATAATAATGAATTAATTAAGTTAGTTAATATCAAAGAGATTGAATAGATTTAATTAGTGAGATTGTTGCTATTCTAATATTCAAACAGCGTCTTCATTCCTCGTGTATATAATCGGTCAGTAGTATTGACCTATGACATGTTGGTTATGTGATAATTAATGATATCGGTAATCATAAGTTATCGTTAGTAATAATTATAGGGAAACCTTCTTTTTTGAAAGCCAATACCCCCATATACCCCTAGCGACACGCACCATTTTATTTATATATATACATGGGACTCGAGGACACCTTTACAGACACAGCCTTAGCCACCCCTCCAGATTAACCCACACCTTATTTGCCAAGCCTTTCTAGTTTAATTATTTTTTAATTACTATATGTTGTGTGCTATGTGGGAGTATATACAAGACGATCTAATTTCTATTGTCGCTATAGATGAAAAGACTAATACTCTTATCATTAAAATATATGGATTACAGAATAAAATGGCTGCAGAGACTTTTGCACATTACACAATGAGCCTATTACAGTTTGATTATCATAATGCTGAGTATAGTATGCCATCTAAAATGATACACTAGATATGGATATTAAGATACCTTATACCCCCAGAAAACACCAAGCACATTTACATAAACAAATATCTAAACATAGATGGTCGGTGCTAGTTTGCCATCGAAGGTTCGGCAAAACAGTATGTATGATTAATCACCTTATACGATCTGCCTTATTATCGAAACAAAAGAACCCAAGATATGCCTACATCTCGCCAACATTTAAACAAAGTAAATCAATCGCTTGGGATTACATGAAACAGTTTACCGCCAAGATACCTTACACCAAGTTTAATGAAACTGAATTAAGGGTAGATTTACCCAATGGTGCAAGAATAACTTTACTTGGGTCGGAAAACTCCGATGGGTTAAGGGGTATCTACCTAGATGGATGTGTGATTGATGAGTATGCTAATGTCAATGAAAAATTATTTCCTGAAATAATAAGACCCGCATTGTCAGATAGAAAGGGGTACTGCGTATTTATTGGTACACCACAAGGAATGAATAATAATTTTTACGAACTCTACCAACACGCACAAGGAGCAGAGGATTGGTTTGATTATAAAGCTAAAGCTAGTGATACTAAAATTGTAGATAACGATGAGTTGGTCAAGGCAAAGGAAGTAATGGGAGAGAAAAAGTATCTACAAGAGTTTGAGTGCGATTGGATAGCAAATATTGAAGGTGCAATTTATAATGATACTTTGGTTCAGATAGAAGATAAGAAACAATTAACGAGAGTACCTTACGATCCAGCATTGCCTGTAAATACGGCTTGGGATTTAGGAGTCTCAGATCATAGTGCTATTATTTTTTTTCAGCAACTAGGAAGATCAATTAACATTATTGACTACCATGAAGAACGGGGACAAGGATTACCTCACTATATTCAGATATTAAAGGAGAAGGATTATATATATAAGGATCATTTCGCACCGCATGATATAGAAGTTACTGATTTTAGCAATGGTAAAACCAGAAGAGATGTAGCTTATCAGCTAGGAATAAGATTTAAAGTTGTTCCTAAAATACCTTTAGAAGATGGTATACACGCAACGACAATGACTTTACCTCGATGCTGGATTGATACAGACCATTGCAAAAAGTTAATAGATGCGTTAAGACATTATCATCGGAAGTATATTGATAAAAATCGTATGTTCCGAACTAAACCTGTTCACGACTGGTCGTCTCATGGTTGCGATGCAATGAGATACTTGAGTGTAGGTTTACAAGAAATAAATACTAGACAAGCTGCACCACAAAGTGTAGCAGATAACGAATACAGGATTATATAATTATGGGATCATTATTTTCACCAAAAATGCCGCCACTACCGCCAGTTCAACCTTTGCCGACACCCCCATCTACTGAAGTGTCGCCTGAAGAAAAAAGAAGAATTGCAGCGGAACAGGCAGCGATTGAAAGAAAAAGAAAAGGTAGAAAATCAACAATCTTAACTGGACCGCTTGGAGTTGAACAAGAAGCGGAAACAGATAGAAAAACTTTATTAGGAGAATAGTATGGGAGGAAGTCCAGCAAGAGCAGTTAAAAGAATTATTAGTCCACCGAAAACCCCTGCAGCTCCAGCACCCGCACCAACAACAGCAGAAGTTTCTCAATCAACTGCAACTAACATGGATGGATATGATTCAAGAAAAACAAAAGCACAAGGTAGATCAATGACAATTATGACAGGACCTAAAGGTGTAGAAGATGAAACATTAACATTGGGTAGAAAAAGTTTATTAGGACAATAATGGCAGCGACTGATTTAACAAAAAAATTATTATCTCGTTTTGATAAACTAGCAGGTCAAAGACAAAATTGGGAAGAGCATTGGCAAGAAGTAGCAGATTATATGCTACCTAGAAAATCAGATGTAACTAAAAAAAGAAGTCGTGGCGATAAAAGAATGGAGCTTATATTTGATAGCTCACCCTTACAAGCCTTAGAATTATTAGCAGCATCATTACATGGTATGCTTACTAATCCATCTACACCATGGTTTACATTAAGATTTAAAAACGATGAGATTGATAGCGAAGAAGAAGCTAAACTTTGGTTACAAGCTGCAACAGAATCTATGTACACAGCTTTTAATCGTTCTAACTTTCAACAAGAAATATTTGAATTGTATCATGATCTTATTACTTTTGGTACAGCGGCAATGTTTATTGAAGAAGATGAAGATGATATTATAAAATTTTCTACAAGACACATTGATGAAATTTATATTGCTGAAAATGATAAAGGTAAAATAGATACCATCTATAGAAGATTTAAATTATCAGCGAGAGCTATTGTTCAAAAATTTGGCGATAAAGTATCAACAGATATTTTAACAATGGAAAAGAAAGACCCTTACCAAGAAATAGAAATTGTACACGCAGTTTATCCAAGAGCAGATTTTGATCCTAAGAAAAAAGATAAAAAGAATATGCCATTTGAATCAGTTTACATGGAATATAAAAATAAAAATGAATTATCGGTATCTGGATTTAAAGAGTTTCCTTTTGTAGTACCTAGATATTTAAAGGCTTCACATGAAATTTATGGAAGATCACCTGCAATGACAGCATTGCCAGATGTTAAAATGCTAAATGAAATGTCTAAGACAACTATTAAAGCTGCACAGAAACAAGTAGACCCACCTTTATTAGTTCCTGATGATGGATTTTTATTACCTGTAAGAACTGTACCAGGTGGATTAAATTTTTATAGATCAGGTACAAGAGATAGAATTGAACCTTTAAACATTGGTGCAAACAATCCTTTAGGATTAAACATGGAAGAGCAAAGACGAGATGCGATTAGAGCTGTGTTCTATGTTAATCAACTTATGATGCAAGATGGTCCTCAAATGACAGCGACAGAAGTTATCCAAAGAAACGAAGAGAAGATGAGATTGCTTGGACCAGTATTAGGAAGATTACAATCTGAATTATTAAAACCTTTAATTGATAGAGTATTTAATATTCTATTAAGAAACAATCAATTACCTCAAGCACCTGAATTTTTATCAGGTCAAGATGTGGAAATTGAATATGTTTCACCATTAGCTAAAGCACAGAAATCCACAGAACTTCAATCTATTATGAGAGCTATTGAAATACTTGGAAGCATGGCTAATGTAGCTCCTGTATTTGATTATATTAATTTTGATAATCTAGTTAAACATCTAGCAGAAATAGTTGGTGTTCCACAAAAATTATTAAAATCACAAAGTCAAGTAAACGCAGAAAGAGAACAAGCACAACAACAACAACAGGAGCAAATGCAGATGCAACAAGTACAACAGGTAGCGAAAGCAGGAGGAGATATAGCTCCACTAGCTAAAGCCTTACCTGAAGAAGCACGAGCTGTTGTAAATGCTGAAGAAGAATAATGGGTCAAGCAAAAGATAAAGAAAAACATTTTGAACAATATGTTCAAGATTTAAAAAAGAACTACCAATACATATTCGGAACAGACGAAGGCAAACAAGTTATGTCTGATTTAGAAAAGAGATGCCACCATCATACGACTACCAATGTTAAAGGAGATAGTCATGAGAGTGCATATATGGAAGGTCAACGTAGCATCCTTCTATTTATAAAAGCAATGCTACAAAACGAAAATGAAAAAGGAAAATAAAAATGTCAGAACAAACGCAGATAACGGAGCAACCTGCTTCGCCTGTAGAAACGACAACAACGCCTACAGAAACTAAGACAGAAAAACCAGTAGAAGCAACAATCACGCCTTCTACAGAACAACAACCACAACCGACTAAATCTTGGAAAGAAGCTATATCCGAAGAATTTAGAAACGATCCAAACATAGAAAAGTTTACAGAGATAGATGCACTTGCAAAGTCATATATTAATGCAACTAAAATGATTGGACAGGATAAGGTTGCTGTTCCTAATAAAAACTCAACAGACGATCAATGGAATGAAGTGTATGAAAAATTAGGTAGACCTGAGTCTCCTGATAAGTATGCTCTTAATATTAAATCAGATGTTGTGCCTATTGAAGATACTGCAGTTAAACAATTTGCAGAGAACGCACATAAGCTAGGTTTAAATAATAAACAAGCTCAAGGTGTTTTAGAGTTCTATAAAAATAGTATGGAAGGTCAAGCACAACAAGCTAAAATTGATACTGAAACTGCACAAGCTCAGTCTGAACAACAGTTAAGACAAGAGTGGGGTAGAGAGTTTGAATCTAATGTTAAGAAAGCTGGAGCATTAGCTAAAGCTAATATGAATCCAGAAATATTAGATATGCAACTTAAAGACGGTATGAGACTTGGAGATCATCCTGAAGTTATTAAAGGCTTTGCTAAGATAGCAGGTATGATGTCTGAAGATAAAATTGTTACTACAGAAAGCGAAAATGTAAACAGAACTTCAGATATTGAGTCAGAAATAGCTACAATTATTAATAATCGTGAAGGTCCTTATTGGAATAGACAACACCCTGAACATGATAAAATGGTACAGCAAGTTTATACTTTAAGAGAAATGTTAAATAGCAAATAGTTTTAACCCCTTGTGTTTTTTATTAAATTAATGTAAGGGGTTATTATTAGGACAATTCGTAAGAACCCTAATGACAACAGGAAAGACTGTGTTCTAACAGAACTAAAATGCAAGAGATGCCTGTCAATTTGACGGAGAACCTTTCTGTTTAACTTAACAATAACAATAAAATGGAGAGACAATTATGTCATCACAAATAACTACAGCTTTTGTACAGCAGTATTCTGCTAACGTACAAATGCTATCTCAACAAATGGGATCGTTATTAAGAGACAAAGTTAGAGTTGAATCTGTGGTTGGAAAAAATGCTTTTTTCGATCAAGTTGGCTCAGTAACTGCTGTTGAAAAAACTAGCAGACATTCAGACACTCCGCAAATCGATACTCCCCACGCTAGACGTAGAGTATCTCTTGCAGATTATGAATTCGCTGATCTAATCGATCAACAAGACAAAGTAAGACTCTTAATTGACCCGACTTCATCTTATGCTCAAGCCGCTGCTATGGCAATGGGAAGAGCTATGGATGATGTAATAATATCAGCTGCATTAGGTACTGCGTACACTGGTGAAACTGGAGGAACTAGCACATCAAATGCGAATCAAATCGTACATGGTTCTGCTGGTTTAACAATTGCTAAATTAAGAACTGCTAAGCAGACTCTTGATCTAGGCGATGTTGATCCTTCAATTCCTAGACACATCATAGTATCTCCTAAGCAGATCACTGATCTTTTAGGAACAACTGAGGTAACAAGTTCAGACTTCAACACAGTCAAAGCATTGGCTAATGGTGAAGTAAACTCGTTCCTTGGTTTTAACTTCATTGTATCAAACAGACTATCTTTATCTAGCACAACTAGATCATGTATAGCTTTCGCACAAGACGGAATCGCTTTAGGTATTGGTAAAGACATCAATGCTAGAATAGACGAAAGAAGCGACAAGTCTTACGCTACTCAAGTGTACTACTGCATGAGCATTGGTGCTACTAGAATGGAAGAAGCAAAAGTTGTTGAAGTACAATGTACAGAATCATAATAGGAGGAAATAAATTATGGCAAACGTAAATACAGATATAGTTACGAATTTCGTAGCGACTCCACAGGTAAAGAATGATTCCCAACAGTTACATGGTGCAAAAAGAATTGCACAGGGAACTATCGCTTTAGCTTCAGGAGACTTATCAGCGACTGACACAGTT